GCCTCCGCGGCGGCGCGGCGCTCCGCGTTGCGGCGCGCGATGGCCTCGGGGCTCTGCTCGTCCTCCTCGCGCGCGTCGCCCGCGTTCGGGTCGATCCCGATGGCGCGGAGCCCATCGTCGGTGATGCGCGCCACGATCCAGGTCCCGTCGTCATCCTGGCGCCAGCCGAGCCCGACATGCTCCCGCGGGGCGTTGATCTCGGTGAGCAGGTTGGTCTTGATCAGACTGCGGAACACCGCGTTGCGCGCGGCGGCCGGCAGGGTCTTTGGCGCGCGGGCCAGACCCATCTCGTGCTGCGCGGCGGCGCTCAGGATCACGCGCTGGGTATCGGAAAGCTTCATCGTCGGGGTCTCCGGTTCGGCACCCGACCAGCCGGGTGCTACCACCCCGAGCCCCGCAGGCGTTGCCTGTCGGGGCGGTGGCGGCGCCGCGTGGCGGCAGGCGCGGCGCGCTACTCGGCGAATTCGCCGCGCTTGAAGTAGCAATCGGTCACGCTCGCCAGTCGGCTGTTCCAGTGTTCGAGCGTCGCGGCCTTGCCCCAGAGGACGTCCTCGGGATCCGCGCCGAAGTGATCCGCGCTCATCTGCTGAAGCTCCGCGACCATCGCGTCGAAGCGGGCCTTCTGCTGCAGGAAGGCCTCGAGGCTCTTCTGCTGATTGCGGGCGGCGCGGGCTTCGCGGTCGGTCATCGTGCTCTCCGTCTGCTGCGCGGTGCTCCGCGCGTGACGGACCATTCGCGCTGCGGCGGGGGCTGAGCCAAGCGTCATCAGCGCGACCACGATTGCTATCTTCGAGGGATCTCGATCACATCATGATCGTCACCGCGCAGCCGGGCCGCGTGGCCTCGCAGCGCGAGGTGGCACGCCGCCTCGGCATCTCCCACACGGCGCTGCAGAAGGCGCAGCGCGCCGGACGCATCGCGCCCGAAGCCGATGGCGCCTGGGATGTCGAGAAGGTTCGGGCACGGCTGGCTGACAGCAGCGATCCCGTCCGGAAGACCGCGACTCTGGTGCAGCCAGCGGTGGCAGCACCCCGGCCCGCATCGCCGCCGCCTGTCGCCGCCATTCCGCCGGCCGCCGATCCCCTGCCGCGCGCCGCCCAGAACACCTTCCACGATGCGCGCACGGCGAACGAGGTCCTGAAGGCGCAGGAGCGTCGGCTACGGCTCGACGAACGAAAGGGCAAGCTGGTCGACAAGGCTCGCGCGCTCCTGCTCGTGCACCGGCTCGCCAAGGAGGAGCGCGACGCCATCCTAGCCTGGCCCGCCCGCGTCGCTGCCGAGATGGCGGCCGAGCTCGGCGTCGATGTGCATCGGCTGCAGACCATGATGGACACGCGCCTGCGCCAGCACCTGGCCGAGCGACACGATGTCCGAGTGAGCGTCGGCTGATGGTGGGCGAGCATCTGCTCGACGAGCTCGGCCGCTTCGAGGGCGACGCCGAAATACTGCAGGCCTGGCGCGACGGCATGGCGCCAGAGCCGGCGCTGCTGGTCTCGGAATGGGCCGACCGGCATCGCCTCCTTGGCAGCCGCGGCTCCGCCGAGCCAGGGCCGTGGCGCACCGCGCGCACGCCCTACCTGCGCGAGATCATGGACGCGCTGTCGCCGGCCCACCCGGCGCGGCGCGTCGTCTTCATGAAGGGCGCCCAGGTCGGCGGCACCGAGTGCGGCAACAACTGGATTGGCTACGTCATCCACCACGCGCCCGGGCCGATGCTCGCGGTGCAGCCGACCACGGAACTGGCCAAGCGCTTCTCCGACCAGCGCATCGACCCGCTGGTGGAGGAGACGCCCGCCATCCGCGAGCGGGTCGCGCCAGCCCGCTCGCGGGACAGCGGCAACCGCCAGCTCAGCAAGGAGTTCCCCGGCGGCCAGCTGGTGATGACCGGCGCGAACAGCGCGGTCGGCCTGCGCTCCATGTCGGCGCGGTTCCTGTTCCTCGACGAGATTGACGCCTACCCCGGCGACGTCGAGGGCGAGGGTGATCCGATCGCGCTGGCCGAGGCCCGCGCCCGCACCTTCGGGTGGCGGCGCAAGATGCTGCTGGTCAGCACGCCGACCATCGCCGGGCTGTCGCGGATCGAGCGCGAGTACCTGGCGACCGACCAGCGGCGCTATTTCGTGCCCTGTCCGCATTGCGGCAATCGCCAGCATCTGCGCTTCGAGCGGCTGGTGTGGGACGAGGGCCAGCCGGAGACGGCGCGGTATCTCTGCGAAGACTGCGACGGCGCCATCGGCGAGCAGCACAAGGCAGCGATGCTGGCCGCGGGCGAATGGCAGGCGACCGCCACGGCGACGGACCCGCACGCGATCGGCTTCCACATCTCGGCGCTCTACTCACCGCCCGGATGGATGCCCTGGTCGGAGATCGCGCGGCTCTGGCTGGCGGCGCAGGGCGACGACCGGGCGATCAAGACCTTCCGAAACACCGTGCTCGGCGAGACCTGGCAGGAAGCGGGCGAGGCGCCCGACTGGCAGCGGCTCTACGACCGTCGGGAGCAATGGCCTGCGGGCACCGTGCCCATGGGCGGGCTGCTGCTGACAGCCGGCGTGGACGTGCAGCGCGACCGGCTCGAGGCCAGCGTCTGGGCCTGGGGTGAGGACCGCCAGTCCTGGCTGGTCGAGCATCGTGTGCTGGCCGGGAACCCGTTCGAGGCGGCGGTGTGGGAGGAGTTGCGGCGGCTGCTGGGCGAGAGCTGGCGGCACGCCAGCGGGCACCGCCTGCCAGTCGCCATGGCGGCGATCGACAGCGGCGACGGCATGACGACGGCGGAGGTCTACGCCTTTGTGCGGCGGGCCGGTGCGGGCCGCGCCATCGCCGTGAAGGGCCAGGATGGATTGCGCGCCGCGGTCGGCCAGCCGGCCGCGACAGAGGTGCGGCGGAGCGGCCGCAAGCTCGGCGGCCTGAAGGTCTGGCCCGTGGGATCCTCCTTCCTGAAGGCCGAGACCTACGGCTGGTTGAAGCTCGACCGGCCGACCGAGGAGAGCGGCGACCCGTTCCCGCCGGGCTACGTGCACCTGCCGGTGCACGCGGCTGGCGAGGAATTCTGCCGCCAGCTCACCGCCGAGCAGCTCGTCGCCCGGGCCGGCCGCAACGGCTTTCGCCGGCTGGAGTGGGTGAAGACCCGCGAGAGGAACGAGGCGCTGGACTGCCGGGTCTATGCGCGCGCGGCCGCGGCGGCGCTCGGCATGGATGGCTGGGGCGACGGGCGCTGGGCGCGCATGGCCGATGCGCTGTCGCTGCCGGCATCAGAGCTTCCCGCCGGAGGGAATGTCGCGCCGCCGTCGCACGCCGCGTCCGACACCCATCGGCCGCGCGGCTGGCTCGCACCACGCAGCGGCTGGCTGCGCTGAAAGGGAGGACGCGCATGGACCCGACCGTCCTCGCCTGGGCGCTGGCGCAGCCGTCCGGTAGCCGGGCGGCCGCGCTCGCCGCGGCCTACACGGGCGGCACGACCCGTGTGAGCTTCGACGGGCGGACCGTGGAGTACCGCAGCCTGGATGAGCTCGGCCGTGCGCTGGCGGTGCTGCGCGGCGCGGAGATGACGGCGGCCCGCCGCCCGTCCGTGACGCTGGCCAGCTTCTCGCGCGAGGGAACCAGGTGATGGGGCGGCTGCGCGACGCGTGGAACGCCCTGCGCGGCTACGCCGCGGCGCAGGATCAGCGCGCCTCTGCCTGGGCGCCGTCCGGTGGCAGCGCGACGGCCGAGGTCGGCATGGCCGCGGCGACGGTGGCGCGCCGCGCCCGCGACGCCGTGCGCAACGATCCCTATGCCTGCCGCATCGTCGATCTCTGGACCGGCAACGCGGTCGGCGCCGGCATCACCACGCGGTGGCCCGACCAGCGCCACGCCGATGCCTGGCGCCGCTGGGCGGAGAGCACGGCCTGCGACGCCGAGGGACGGCTCGACCTGTACGGCCTGCAGGCGCTGGTGATGCGCGCCGTGGTCGAGAGCGGCGAGTGCTTTGTCCGCTTCCTGATGGTGCCGCCATCGCCCGCCAATCCGATCGGCCTGCGCCTGCAGGTGCTGGAGAGCGATCACCTCGACACCGCGCATAACGGCATGGTGGAGGGTGCGCCGACGATCCAGGGCATCGCCCTCGGCGAGGCCGGCGAGCCGATCGGCTACTGGCTGCACCGCATCCATCCGGGCGCGGCCTGGATCCTGCCGGGCGCAACCTGGCAGAGCAGCGAGCGCATCCCTGCAGGCGATGTGCTGCACGTCTATCGCAAGCGCAGACCGGGCCAGCTCCGCGACGTCTCCTGGCTCGCGCCCATCCTCCTTCGCCTGCGCGACCTCGGCGACTACGAGGCCGCCCTGCTGATGAAGGCCAAGATCGAGGCCTGCCTCGCCGCCGTGGTGACGGAGGAGGGCGATGAGGCGCTGACCGGCGCCGCCGCCGGTCTGCTCCGCGACTCCCAGGGCCGCACCGTGGAAAGCTTCGAGCCTGGGATGATCCTGTATCGCCGCGGCATGGGCTCGGTGGAGGTGGTGAACCCCTCGGGCGGAGGAAGCCACGCCGCCTTCGCCCGGCGGGCGCTCGAGGCGGCGGCGGTCGGCGCCGGCCTCACCTACGACCAGGTCTCGGGCGACCTCACGCAGGCGAACTACTCGTCCCTGCGCGCCGGCAAAATCGAGTTCCGCCGCCTCTGCGAGCAGGTCCAGTACGGCATGCTGATCCCGATGCTGGTGCGGCCCATCGCGGACCGCTTCCACGCCCAGGGCGCCCTGCTCGGGCTGTGGGGCGCGGAGATGCCAGACGGCGTGTCGCACGTGCCGCCGGCGCACGAGATGATCGACCCGCTGAAGGACACCACCGCGCTGATCGCCCAGGTGCGCGCCGGCTTCGTCCCGCAGCCCGAGGCCGCCGGCGCCTTCGGCTACGATTTTCGGGCCGCGGTGGAGATGATCCGCGAGGCCAACGCGCTTCTCGACGAGGCGGGCATCTCGCTCGACACCGACCCGCGGCGCGTCGCCAAGTCCGGCACCGCGCAGGACGCCGCCCAGATGGCCGCGGTCGAGATCGCCGCCACCGGCGCCGCCGCGCCACCCCGCGCCGAGCCAATCCCAGGAGCCCCCGCATGACCACCGGCGCCTACGACTGGACGGACGACATGCTCAAGATCAAGAGCATGCAGAAGAAGTTCCGCGACAGCTTCAACGGGATCGAGATCAACCCGGCCCGCTGGGACGTCGCGACCAGCGGCAGCGGCATGGCGTTGGCCGTCGCGGACGGCACCGTCACCATCTCGACCGGCACGACCCTCGACGACGAGATCGTGCTGACCAGCCGCACCGCCTTCACCATTCCGCTGCGCGTCATGGTCGCGGTGAACCTCAGCCAACGCATCGCCGGCCAGTCGGTCTGGCTCGAGCTGGTCTCGGTCGATCCGACCTCCGCCCAGCCGGACGGCCGCAGCGCCGCCGCCTGGCGGCTCGACGGCACCAGCCCGACGCTCGCGAATTACGAGGTACAGAGCGAGGGCGCGCCCCGCCTCGTCACCGCCTCTGCCTCGACCATCCCGACCACGGCCCCGGCGGGCTGGTCGGTGCTGGAGATCGAACCGACCAATGACGAGTGCTGGTTCCACGGCCGGCAGCTCGACACCACCGCGGCGCGGTCGAACTCCTATGTCCGCCACCAGCAGATCCCGGAGCCGAATGCGCTCTACCGCTTCCGGATCCGGGTGCGGAACCGGCAGTTCATCAACGGCATCTCCGCGGTCGCCAACAACGGCTCCGGCCTGGTGCGGATCACTCGCGCGGCGCATGGCTTGGCGACGAACGATCTGGTGACGGTGGCGGACGTCTCCGGCGTGCCCGGTGCGAACGGCACCTTCACGATCACGGTGATCGACGCGAACAGCTTCGACCTGGTCGGCTCGACCTTCTCCGGCGCCTACCTCAACACCGGCTGGGCCTCGGTCTCGCGCAACCTGGCGCCGGCGTCGAGCACGGACGTGAAGGTGCAGTTCGTCACCATCGCGGACTATGCCGAGCTCACCACCGAGATCACCGCCGGCCGCGGCCAGTCGGTCGCGGGCCAGGGGCTCGGGGTGAACGTGCTGAGCACCATCGCCCCGGCGCTGACGGCGGTGGGCGGGCAGGCGCGCAACACGACCGGCGCGCTGCCGGTGCTGGTCGCCACGGGCCTGTCGGCGAACCCCACGGCGGTGACCACGGGCCGGGGCATCGACCTGCTGGCGACACTGATCGGCGCGCTGGTAAACAAGCCCTTCTCGATCCCGGAGGCGGACTGGCAGTACGCCGCCGCCGCGGGTGGGATCATCACCACCACCGACGTCGTGCTGCGTGCCGCGGCCGCGGCCGGCATCCGGAACTACGTCACCTCGATCGATGTGCGCAACGCGCATCCCACGGTGGCGACCGAGGTGGTGATCAAGGACGGCGCGACGGTGATCTGGCGGCAGCTGCTGCCCGCGGCAATGGCGGCCCCCGTCGAGATCACCTTCCCGACGCCGCTGCGCGGCACCGCCGCCACGGCGGTGAACTTCGCCTGCATCACCACAGGCGCGCAGGTCTACGTCAACGCGCAGGGCTACGCCGCGCCGTAGCGGCGGCAGCCACCAGGAATCCACCATGACCGAGACGACCGAGCCGGGCGGGGGCGACCCCGCGCCGGATGCTCCTGTATTGCCCATCGTGGCGCAGCGCGCGCTGGCGGCGCCCGCCACTGTCGATCGCGCCGCGCGCACCGTCGAGGTGGTGTGGAGCACGGGCGCCCGCGCCCGCAACTTCATCCCCGCCCTCGGCCTGATCACCGAGGAACTGGAGATGTCGCCGAACGCGGTGCGCATGGACGCGCTGCGCTCAGGCCAGGCCCCCGTGCTGAACACCCACCGGCGCGGCGATGCCCGCGACGTGCTCGGGCGCGTCACCGCTGCCCGCCTCGAGCACGGCCGGGGCTACGCCACGCTGCAGTTCTCCTCCGCCGGCGACGTCGAGCCGGTCTGGCAGCGCATTGCCGACGGCACGCTGCGCGCGGTGAGCGTCGGCTATCGCGTGCACCGCTACGAGCCGCGGCTCGATGCCGCCACCGGCGAGACAGTCCACCGCGCGGTGGATTGGGAGCCCTTCGAGATCTCCGTCGTGCCGGTCCCGGTCGATCGTGATGCGGCGGTCCGCGCGCAGGGGGAGCAGGGCCTCCCCGCGCCGGCGATCGAGCCAGCCCTGCCTGACGAGGAACCCATCATGCCCGAGACGACGCCGGCTGAGCCGGCTGCTGCCCCGTCGGCGCCGCCCGCTCGGGACGTTCCCGCGCCCGCCGCGCCGTCCATCACCCCGCCCCAGGAGACCACCGTGACCACCACACCCAGCGCCCCGGCGCCCGAACCCACCCGGGCTGCGGCGCCCGACCTCGACGCCGTGCGTGCCGAGGCGCAGCGCGCCGAGCGCGAGCGCATCGCCGGCATCGACGCGGCCATCGAGGCCGCCCGCGCGCTGGTTCCCGCCGACCGCATCCCGCCGATCCGCAGCGAGGCCGTCGAGCGCGGCTGGTCGGCCGACCAGGTCCGCCGCGCGCTCTTCGACCTCCTGGTCACGACCGCGCCCAAGCCCTCCGTGCCCGCGCGGCCGGAGACCGGCCCCGGTCACGACGATCCCGCCATGCTGGTCGACGCCATGGCCGAGGCGCTCGCCGCGCGCTCCATGCCCGGCTACCAGCCGCGCGGCGACGGCCGCCACGCCGAGTTCATGGGCTGGCGCCCCTCCGACATGCTGCGTGAGCTCCTCGCCCGCCGCGGCGATCGCAACCCACCGCGCAACCCGACGCTGCTCGCCGAGCGCGCCTTCCACACCACCTCCGACTTCCCCCTGCTGCTCTCGGCCGCGGCCAACAAGATGCTGCTCGCCGCCTACCAGCCGGCGCAGCCGACCTACCGGCAGATCTTCCTCCGCCGCGATTTTCGGGACTTCAAGCCGCATCGCCACCTGCGCATCGGCGACTTCCCGACCCTCCTGCCGCTGCTGGAGAACGGCGAGATCCAGGTCGGCACCATGTCCGAGAGCCAGGAGATCGTCGTCCTGCAGACCTTCGCACGGCGCATCCGCGTGACGCGACCGATGCTGGTCAATGACGACCTCGGCGCCTTCACCGACTTCGCCGCGGCGATCGGCCGCCGCGTCGCCGAGTTCGAGAACGCCACCGCCTACCAGCTGCTGAACAGCGGCAATGGCGATGGCCCGACGCTCACCACCGGCAATGCCACGGTCTTCGGCACCGGCGCGGCGCGCGCGAACAAGGCCGGCACGGGCTCTGCTCTCGACCTGCCGAACCTCGCCGTCGGCCGCGCCGCCATCATGCGCCAGAAGACGCTGGACGGTCTGCCGATCTCGATCGGCAGCACCATGCGGCTGCTGGTGGGCCCGAGCCAGGAGCTTGCGGCCCGGCAGCTCACCATCAGCGTCGCCGCCAACCAGATCGGCAACGCGAACGTCTTCGCGGGCTTCGTCCAGCCGCTCGTCGAGCCGCTCATCGGGGCGAACCGCTGGTACCTCTTCTCCGACCCGCTGAGCGCGCCGGTCTACGTCTATGGCTACCTGAACGGGGCGGAGGGGCCGCAGGTCACCACCGGACCGGTCCAGGGCGCGGACGGGATCGAAGTCAGCGTGATCTTCGACTTCGGCGTCGGCGCCATCGACTGGCGCGGCGCCTGGTTCAATCCGGGCACCTGACCGCCCAACCATCCCTCGTGACCCGATGCAGAGGCCGCCCACCCGGGCGGCTTCTGCGTTTCTGGAGACCCCATCCCCATGCGCAACTGCATCCGTCCCGACGCCCGCTCCGTCCCCATGGTCGTGCCCTATGCCGGCGGCATCCTCTCCGGCCAGGGCATGCTGGTCGGCGCCTTCTTCGGTGTCGCCGCGGCCGACGCCGCGCAGAACGCCACCGTCGAGTGCGAGACCCGCGGCGAGTTCGAGCTCGCTAAGGACCCGACCCAGGCCATGGCGGCCGGCGCGCGCGTCTTCTGGGACAACACCAACCGCCGCCTGACGACCACCGCCACCGGCAACTTCCAGGTCGGCGTCGTCACCGTCGCCGCCCTCGCTGCCGATGCGACCGTGCGCGTCATGCTCGCCCGTGTGCCGGCCTCCGGCGCATGAGCGGCGATCCGAAGCTCAGCCGGGGCTACCGCAACCGCAACCCCGGCAATATCGAGCAGGTCGCCACGAACAAGTGGCTCGGCCTCGAGACGCCGCCCTCGGACGGGCGGTTCTGCCGCTTCCGCTCGCACCAGCACGGCATCCGCGCGCTGGCCTTGCTGCTGCAGAGCTACCAGGACCGGCACGGGCTGCGCACGGTGCGCGGCATCGTCGCGCGCTGGGCGCCGAGCAGCGAGAACGACACCCGCGCCTACCAGGCGGCGGTGGCCGCGCGGCTCGGGGTCGGGCTCGACGACCCGATCGACCTGCACGACGCCGCCACCATGCGCGGCCTGGTCGAGGCGATCATCCGGCACGAGCTCGGCGGCATGCCCTACGCGCCGGACACCATCGCGGAGGGTTTGCGCATGGCCGGCCTGGTCCAGCCCGGCCTCGCCGACAGTGGCACCGTGCGTGCGGCCGCGGGGTCGGTGGTCGCCGGCGTCACGGCGGCGGTGGTGGTCGATGCCGTCACCACGCTCGCGCCGCATGCCGAGGGCCTGGCCGCGGTGCTGCGGGCGCTCGGCCCCTGGGGTGTCGCCGCCGCGGTGATCGGCGTCGCGGCCTGGACCATCCACCAGCGGCTGCAGCGGCAGCGGGAGGTCGCCCGATGACGGACCATGACCGCGAACTCGGCACCATCGTCACCCGCCTGACCGAGATCGAGCGGCGCCTCGCCGAGGGCGACAAGGACATGCGCGAGCTGACGCGCACGGTGACCGAGCTGGTCAAGGCGATGGCTGGCCTGACGGCGCGGCTGTCGTTGGCGGCCGGCGGGGTGCCGGGCGCGTCGCCCGCGATCCCGGCGACGGGCGCGGCCGCAGCCGGCGGAATCGTGGGCGCCGCAGTCGGCGCGAAGCTCGCCTCCTGGCTCGGGCTCGGCTGATCCGACATGGGCGTCTTCGACGATGCACTTGCGGTGCTCGCCGCCGACCCGAACCTGAGCGTCGAGGCGACCTACCGCGCCGCGGGCATCGGCGCGCCCGTGTCCCTCCGCGTGCTGCGCTCCAGCCCCGATCGGGTGGTGGACGCCTTCGACACACCGGTGCTGCGCGCGACCGACGTGCTGACCGTCAGCATCGCCCTGCTGCCGGCGATCGAGGCCGGCGACACCTTCACCACCGGCGCGGACCTGCTGACGGTGGACAGCGCCGAGCGAGACGCTGCCGGGGTCGCCTGGCGCGTGCTCTGCCGGCGGTAGCATGCGCCTCTCCGCTGTCGTCGGCGATCTCCGGAAGGTGCTGGCCGAGGAGGTCCGCGCCGGCGAGCGCGCCGCCTCCCGCGCCGTGCGCGCCGAGACCGACGCGCTGAAGACTGAGCTCCGCGGCCAGGTCACCGGTTCGCTCGGCGGCAAAGCGCGCGGCATCGCCAATGCCTGGCGCGCGCAGGTCTTCCCGCGGGCCGGCGTGTCGATGCGCGCTGCCGGCCTCGTCTGGAGCAAGACCCCGCTGGTGATCGATGCCTTCGAGCGGGGTGCGCTGATCCGGCCCAAGGGCGGCGGGCGGTTCCTGGCGATCGCCACCGGCTTCAACGCCGCGCGCGGCTGGCGCGGCCGGGGCGATAAGGGGCTGCGCGTCACGCCGGCGCAGATGGTCGCCTCTGGCCAAGGGTTCTTGCGGCCCTTCCGCTCGGGGCGAGGCTTCGTCTGGTGCCTGCCGCTGCGTCAGGGCGCGGCAACGGGCAGGCGTCGGCGCACCCGCCTGATCGCCGGCGGCGTCGCCGAGGTCGGCACCGCCAACCGCAAGGGCCGCGAGGCCTGGGCACGCGGGCTGCTCGAACAGGGGATGGTGCCGATGTTCCTGCTACTGCCGCAGGTGAAGCTGACCAAGCGGCTCGACGTGCGCGGCGCCTCGCTGCGCGCGCTGCGGCGCCTGCCCCGGCGCTTCGTGGCGGCCTGGGAAGCCGAAGCGACGAGGACCGGATGAGTGTGCGCGAGACGGCCCTGGCCGCCCTGTTCGTCCGCCTGGGCGCTGCCCTGGCCGTGCGGAACCCCGCTCCGAAGGTCCTGCGCAACGAGACCGTGCCTCAGCGTCTGCCGCCCGGCGGCCTCGTCGTGGTGCGTGACGGCGAGACGGTGGAAGAGATCCCGATCCTCTCGCCGCTCGCCTGGGCGGTCGAGCACCGCGCCGACGTCGAGGTTGTCGCGGCAACGGGCGCGCTGCTTGACGCGCTGCTGGTCGACATCGCCGCCGCGATCACCGGCGACCGCGCCCTCGGCGGGGCGGTCGAGTGGGCGCAGCCCGGCGCGCCTTCCTTCGACGATGCCGAGACCGAGGGCGCCGCCGCGGCCCGCGCCGCGTCCGTCCCCTTCACGCTGTCCTTCACCGTCGCCGGCTCGCCGCTGGCCTGATCCCGCTCCCGGAGACGCCCCATGCCCCGTGCCATCGGCGCGAACTCGCGCCTGCTCATGATCCCCGAGGTCACCTACGGCACCGCACCAGGCGGCAACTGGCGGCGCGTGCCCTTCCTGTCCTGCAACCTCGGTGCCGAGCAGCCGCTGGTGGATGCCGACGTCATCGGCCTCGGCGGCAATCGCGATCCGGCCGCGCCGTTCTTCGACACGGTCACCGTCGAGGGCGACGTCGTGGTGCCGGTGGACCTCATCAACATCGGCCACTGGCTGCGGCTGCTGCTCGGCGCACCGACCACCACCGGCACCAACCCGAACTTCACCCACACCTTCGGCTCCGGCGCGGCGACGCTGCCCTCCCAGGCGATCGAGATCGGCTATCCCGACGTGCCAAACTTCGACGTCTGCGCCGGCGTCCGCTCGGATGCGCTGGAGATCGACTTTTCGCCGACCGGGCCGGCGACCGCGACGATCAAGCTGATCGCCCAGGGCTCGACGCGCTCCGGCTCCTCCTCGGGCGGCACGCCTGTCTCGGCCGCCTACACCGCCTTTAACAAGGCGCAGGGGTCCATCTCTCGCGCTGGTTCTGCGCTGGCGCAGGTGACTGGCGCACGGCTCGCCTACTCGAACAGCGTCGAGGCGGTGCGCACCATCCGCGCCGACCGCAAGATCGAGGGCGCGGATCCCGGCATCGCGCGCGCCACCGGCCAGATCACCGCGCGCTTCGCGGACACGACGCTGCTGACGCAGGCGCAGAACGGCACCGCGGCGGAGTTCGCCTTCGCGTTCACGATCGACGCGAACCGCAGCCTCACCTTCACGCTGCACGAGGTCTACCTGGCGCTCGCCAAGACACCGATCGAAGGGCCAGCCGGCGTCGAGGCCAGCTTCGAGTTCCGCGCGGCCTTCAACGCCACGGCGACGCGGATGATGACGGCGGTGCTAAAGAACCAGCAGGCGGGGACGGAGTACGCGTGAGACGGCGAACTGGTCAGGTCGCACTCTTGGGACGGATAGGGATATCACCGTTCCCACGGCCTGCCGCCGTGTTCAGCCGTTTGAGAGGTCCCACAGATACTCGTCCTTCAGGTGGTCCTGCACGAGCGGAAGCTGATCCTCGAACCGCACTGTCCAATAGCCGTCGCCGTCGCGTGGATTCGTGATTTCGTAGCTCTTGCCGCCGATCGCAACTAACCGAGTTCCAAAAACGTCCGACAGGTAGCGGCTTGCGCGACGCGCATACGCGGCGGCCTCTGCGCGGACATTGATCGGCGCCTCGCCGCGGTCTTCGGCCTCTTGCTGAGCCTCGTTGAGGTCGCGGTAGAGCGATCCGAAATCGTAGAGGAATGGGGTGGTGATGCGACGAGCAATCTCGACCTCGCCGCACGCGCTGCAGATGTTGACCAGCAGTTGATCGTTCGACCATTGGCTCTCGCCGTGCCGATTATGGTTCTCCTCCAGCAGGACGGCGGTCGGTAGGATACGGCCGCGTTGGCAGTGGCTGCAAAATGGGAAGTTGATGTCCACGAGGTCGAAGCGGCCCCGATCGAACACGGCGACTTTGTAGCGGCAACCTTCAAGCTGAAGAGGTTCGTAGGAGCCGAGTCGCTTGAAAGCGATATTTGTCGTGACGTCAATTCGGTGCATGACGCCGTCGACGAACCCGACGAAGTCGGTCGCATCACCAATGTCTGCCGCGACGACTAGGTTGAGGTCCCTGCGGTGCTGTTCGAAAAAGGCGACTTCTGCCTTCAGCCCCGCATAACCCGCCGGGCCGAGCGTGTCGCGGTAGCCGTCGAGCCAAGCCTTGGCGACGTTCGGGTCCTTCTGCATTTGCACGAAGATGATCCGTCGCTTTTCATTATAGATCTCGGCAGGGTTACGGGCCTTGGCCGCCTCCCACTTCCTTCCTGCCATGATCAGGACACCCTGCCTTTGGAGGCGAAGTTCGCGGCGAAGTAGTCGATCACCTCCGACGCCTGGGTGCCTCTGCGGAATTCCTTCTGCGCCTCAAAATCGAGGTCCGGGAGCATGTGAATCAGTTGGTCGTCCTTGAAGAGAGACAGGAGAGCGTCTGGATCAAGACCGTCCGTGCGGTGGCCGGCCAGAATGTTGCCCGCCTCGAGGGCAGCACCGATCATGACGTCCGCCAACTGGATGGCCGGGCTGGCCTTGGAGTTAACCTGGGTCACCTCTGTCAGTTTCAGGGGGAACTTGAAGCTTGCTATCGCCGTTTGCCGCAGCTCGACTTCATCGGTGTGATCGATGAACGCCTGCAGCAGGTCATGGTAGGTGGCGAGGTTTTTCGACTCGTCATGCTCCACCCGATAGGGGCCATCAGCCATAGCTTCCATGCGGCTGATCAACGCCTGCATGACCACCATAGCGACGTCGGTCGAGATGCCCGGTGTAGCGATCGCTCTCAGGCAGTCCGGGCACGCATCTCTAGCTAGGGGCCCAATCGCCTCGGGAAATGCCCGCCAGTTGGTGCGGCGTGCCGCGGCGATGAGGGCGTTGAGACTCTCGGGGCTCTTCTCTTTCATCGCCCGCTGAAAGGCCACCAGCATGGCCTCGAACGGCTCTGCCCCCAATATCTTCGGTCCCACGACGCTGAGCAGCGATCCCATCGCGTAGTTCTGGCCGTCGGCGTAGAAGTCGGCCCCACGACTATAATACCAGGGCTCAACGGCATAGTCGCAGAACATCAGGACTAGCATGTACCGCTTATCCAAGACGTGGGTGACGCATTTGTAGCCCTGCAGCAGATCACGCAGCAGTGCCACCAGAGGGGCGCGGCTGCTAGGCCGCCGCGACAGAGCACGATACTTTAGCTCTGGGGCTTGGCGGCGCGGAAAGTGTTCTTTGATCAGTCGGGCGGCGTCCTCGTCACTGATCGCGATTGCCGCGGCACCCTGGAGACGCTGCTCAGGGTTAAGCAAGTCGAAGCCGGTGTAGCCGCTTTCGTCGATCCGGAAACACTCCATGGTCACGCCTCCGTACGCCGCGCATATAGGATCGTATCCTGGCCGGTCCGAGGTGATGAGCGCCGACCCCGCAAGGATGTCCATGGCCGCGACGCGGCGTAGTGGCCGCCTTCAGTCCCGGCCAAAGCTGCTTTCCCTCCTCGACCGTCTCTCGTGGCAAAGCCGGTCCCAGCGCAGGGCGCCGCCCTGCGCGCTCGATAGCTGGCAACTGGTCCGGCGGATCATCCAAGTCCCTGAACGGAGTATCAGATGCTCACCCTCGACCTCCCGGCCGAGCCGTATTGGCTCGACCTCCCACGCGGCGTCCGCGTCGAGATCCGGCCGGTGACTACAGCCGTCATGGCCGCCGCCCAGGCCGCAGCGGCCCGCCGTCTCGCCGCGATCCGCATCGCCGACCCGGACCTCGACCTGGACATGTCGCGCGGCCTGTCCTTCGCCTTCCTGGTCAAGGCGCTCGCCCGTCACGCCGTCACCGCCTGGGAGGGTGTCGGCGATGCGGCTGGCAAGTCGCTGCCGCTTTCGCCCGAGGCGGTCGAGCGCCTGATGGATCTCGATGACATTGCCGCCGCCTTCTGGGACCGCGCCACCGCACCCGTCGCCGCGGTGGCCGCCGAGGGAAACGGCTGAGGGCCCGCGCCGCCTGGCACTTCGGCCGCGGGCCCGAATACTGCCGCGGCTGCACCGCCCTCGGCCGCGACTGCGCCGATGCCTGCCCATACGCCGCGCAGGCCCCCACGAGCCTTGAGGGCCACGCCTGCTGGGCCGCCGGCACCGCCTGCGCCGAAGTCTCGATGGCCGGCCTGACGCTCGACACCGCTGGCGCGCTCGCCGCGGCGCGCGAGCTCGGCGCCGCGGGCTGGGCCGCCGCCGAACTGCTGCTCGCCATCCGCATCGGCATGGCCGAGGGCACCGCCGCCCGCCGGGAGGGGGAGGGAAAGCCGCATGGCTGATGCAACCCGCCGCGTCTCGGTCCGCCTCTCGCTGGACGATGCCGCCCGGGTCAAGGCCGGGCTGCGCGAGGTCGGCGAGACCGGCCAGCGCTCTCTCGATCAGATCAAGGGCGGCGCCGAGCGGGCGTCGCGCTCCCTCGAGCTGCTCGACGTCGCCACGCGCGGCATCCAGCTCGCCGGCGTGGCGGTCGCCGCACGCGCCCTGGTGCAGGCCGGCGACGCACTCACCCAGGGCCTGTCCCGCCTGCAGAACGCCACCGGCTCGGTCGAGCGCGCCGGGCAGGTCTACGAGGCGCTGTACCGCAACGCGCTCTCCACCGGCGTCGCGGTCTCCGAGAGCGTCGACGCCTTCCAGCGCTTCTCGATCGCCGCGCGCGAGATCGGCGCCACCTCCGACCAGGTGGTCCGCCTCGTCGGCGGCCTGCAACGCGTCGCGATCGTCTCCGGCGCGTCCACCCAGGAGATCAGCAGCGCCACGCTCCAGCTTGCCCAGGCGCTGGCCTCGGGCGTGCTGCAGGGCGACGAGCTGCGCTCCATTCTCGAGGCCATGCCGCTACTCGCCGAGGGCCTGGCCCGCGAGCTCGGTGTCTCCATCGGCGAGCTCCGCAAGCTCGGCAGCGAGGGCAAGCTCACTGCCGAGCGGGTCTTCCCGGCGCTGCTGCGCGCCACCGAACGCCTCGGCGCCGAGCTCGAACGCGCGCCGCTCTCCCTCGGCCGCGCCTTCGGGCAGCTGACCGCGGCGACCGAGAACTTCCTCGGTCAGCTCGACCGCGCCATCGGCCTGTCCAACGCGCTTGCCCGCGCGCTGTCCGCCGCAGCCCGCGCCGTCGACAGCGTCCGCCAGGGTGCCGGGCTGCGCAGCGAGGAGGAGCGCCTCGCCGCGCTGCGTCGCCAGGCCGACGCGCTCTCAGCCCAGATCGGCCGGCTGGAGAGCGAGGGCGACGGCCGCGACAGCCTGCGCGCCCCGGTCCGGCGCGGCAGCATCCGCCCCGGCCTGGTCGGCACCGCGGAGCAGCAGGCCGGCGTGGACAGCCGGACGCGGCTGGAGGAGCTGCACCGCGACTACTTCGCCACGCTGGCCGAGATCGACACCGCCGAGCGGGAATCGCTGAACCGTCGCCTGGAGGAGCAGGAGCGGGCCGGCCAGGCCGCGGCAGACGCCCGCCGACGCCGCGCGACGCAGGACGTCCAGGAGCTCACCCGCGACCTCGACGACCGCTTCCGGATCAACCGCGAGTACGAGGAGCGCGTCCGCCGGCTGCGCGAGGCCGAGGCCGCGGGCGGTGTCACCGCCGCCGAACGCACCCGCCTCGAGACGCTGGCGCTGCAGGAGCGCGATGAGGCGCTGCGCCGCCTGGAGCCGCGCATCGCGGCGGTGCGCCGCGCCAGCACCGAGGGCGCGCGGGAGGCGCGCGACGCCGAGCGCCAGCTGAACGACCTGCTGCGCGAGCGCGAGCGGCTGATCCAGGATAACGAGACCGCCTATGAGCGCTACCAGCGCCGGTTGGAGCGGCTCGCCGACCTGGTGCAGCGCGCCGAGCTCGCCGGCCGGCCGATCCCGGACGAGACGATAGGGCGGGAGGCGCAGCGCGCGCTTGAGGACCTGGAGGAGGCCGAGCGCCGCCTCCAGCGCAGCACCGAGGGGACGCGGGAGGCAGCGCGCGAGTTGGGCTTCGCGTTCTCCTCGGCCTTCGAGGACGCGATCGTGCGTGGCGACAAGCTGTCGAAGGTCATGGAGGGCCTGCTGCAGGACATCACCCGCATCATCGCGCGCCGCACCATCACCGAGCCGTTGGGAAACGCCGTCTCCGCCGGCCTCACCAGCCTCGGCGCGAGCAGCTGGTTCGACGGCATCGGCTCCTGGCTCGGTGGGCTGTTCCGCGCCGAGGGTGGCCCTGTCGCGGCCGGCCAGCCTTACATCGTCGGTGAGCGCGGGCCGGAGTGGTTCGTGCCGGACCGCGGCGGGACCGTGCTGCCGAACGGCATGGCGCCGGGCGGACCGGTCATCCAGCAGACGATCAACATCGACGCGCGCGGCGCGGACGCCGGCGTCGAGGCACGGCTGCGGCTGCTCGCTGGCCAGATTGCGCGGCAGGCCTCGGCCATGACGCTCGACGCCATCCGCCGCGGCGGCAGCGCCTACGAGACGGTGCGCGGATGACCGAATACGCCTGGCCCGAGGCGCTGCGCCCGACGCGGGTGACCTTCTACCTGCAGCACAACACCACGCGCTTCGTCTCGCCGGTCACCCGCGCCACCCAGGTGCTGCGGCGCGAGGGCGCGCGCTGGATGGCGCAGGCGACCTTCGACCCGCTCGACCGCGTGCGCGCCGGCCTGCTCGAAGGGCTGCTCGCGGCGCTGGCCGGTTCGGTGAACACGGTCCGCGTCTGGGACTGGCGGCGCGAGTTCCGCACCGGCGACCCGCGGGTGCAGGGCGACGTGCCCACCGGGCCGTTCTCCTACTCCGACGCCACGATCTTCACCGACGGCACCGGCTTCGTCGTGGGCTCGGGTAACCCGGCGCTGGCGGCCGGCGCGCCGCGTGGGGCGCTCGCGATCCAGACCCAGGGTTGGTGGCCGAACGCTGTCGCGGTCGGCGCCGGCGACCTGATCGGCCTGGCCGGGCGGCTCTACATTGCGACTGAGACCGTCGCCGCCTCCGGCGCGGGCACGGCGACGATCCCGATCGCCCCGCCGCTGCGCGAGGCGCTGCTGATCAACCAGCCGCTGGTCCTCACCAAGCCCACCGTCGCGATGCGCCTGGTGTCCGATGACGAGGCCGCCAACCCGACCCGGCCTGGGCGCTTCACGGCAATCACCATCCGCCTCGAGGAAGCCCTCTGATGTCGGATACGCACGGCACGCCCCGGCTGTCGCCGCACGCCGCCGCCTCCGCCACTTCGCCCGTCGCCGCCCCAGTCGTGCTGGTCGAGCTCGACTTCGCCTCCGGCCCCTTCCGCGCCTGGACGGGCCTCGGCCAGCTGAACTGGGCGGGGAAGGTGTTCGAGGGCGTCGGCTCGATCGGCGCGGTTGGCGAGGTCGAGGAGACGGTCGAGCTGCGCGCCGTGCGGCTGACGCTCGCCTTATCTCCGGTGCCGCAGGAGGTGGTGGACATCGCGCTGGCCGAGCGGAGCTTCCGGCTGCGGCCGGCGCGGCTCTGGGGCGCGCTGCTCGACGCGGAGGGCGCCTTCGTCGCGGACCCCTTTCCGCTCTGGGCGGGGCTGATGGACACGATGGAGGTGACCGACGGCGCCGAGCCGCGCGTCGCGCTCACCTGCGAGAGCCGCCTCGTCGACCTCGAACGCGCCGAGGTGCGCCGCTACACCGACGCCGACCAGCAGGCCGAATACCCGGGCGACCGCTTCTTCGAGTACGTCCCCGCCCTGCAGGAGGCGGAGATCCGGCTGCCAGCGCAGTGATGCGGCGGCCGGACTGGGCGGTGCGGCTGGCAGCCCTGCTGTCGGCAGTGGAGACGCGCCCCTTCGACGCCCACCGCTGGAACTGCGGCCGCTTCGCGCTGGCCGCGGTGGAGGCGGTGACAGGGGAAAGGCCCGCCTTCCGAGTCTTGCCCGATCTGGCCGCCTCCGCTGACACCGCCGGCTTCCCGCGCGAGGCGCCGCGGCGGGCCCGCATGGGCGACATTGTCCTCGCGCCCGATCCCGACCGTCTCGGCGTGGTGCTGGACGCTGGTCGCGTCGCCTTCGTTGGCCCGCGCGGGCTGCTGCGCGCGCCGATCACCCTCTGCACCACCGCCTGGAGGATCGGCTGACATGCCCGCCGCCGTTCCCTTGATCGCCGTCGTCGCGGGCGGCGTCGCCTCGGCCGCGGTCGGCGGCGGCATCATCGGCGCGATCGTCGGCGCCGGCGCCGCCTTCGTCGTCTCCACCATCGGCGCCTCGGTGTTCCCGGCCAAGCGGCCAACCGCCCCGACGCCTTCGGCCTCGCTGCGCCCCGGCGACGATCCCACCGCGCCCGGCGCCGGACGCACGCAGTCCTTCCGGCAGCCGATCACCGAGCACCAGATCGTCTTCGGCCGCTGCAAGGTCGGCGGGCCGATCGTCTTCATCCACTCTGCCACCGACGACGCCGGCCGCGCCGATGGTTGGTTCTACGCCGTCGTCGTGCTCGCCGCGCACCGCGTCCGCGCCATCGGCGAAGTCTGGCTCGGCGACACGCTGGCCACCGACGCGAAGTTCGCCGGGCTGGTCCGGATCGACCGCCACCTCGGCGATCCGGACCAGGCCGCGAACGCCAACCTGATCGCCGAGACCGGGGGCAAGTGGACCTCGGAGCACCGCGGACGCGGCCGCGCCTATGTCGCCGTCCGCCTCAAGATCACCGCCGAGGCCTTCCCCTCCGGGCCGCCGAACATCGCCGCCCTCGTCGAAGGCGCCGACACCATCCTGGATCCGCGCACCGGCGCGACCGGCTGGTCCGACAACCCGGCGCTCTGCCTCGCCTGGTACCTGACCGCACCGTTCGGCTGGAAGGCCTCCTGGGACGACATCGACATCCCCGCCCTCATCGCCGCGGCGAACATCTGCGACGAGCTGATCGGCACCCGGGCGGGGGTCACCGAGCGACGCTACACCGTGAACGGCCGCGTCTCGCTCGGCGAGGGCAAGATCGCCATCACCCGCAAGCTCGTCGCCGCCATGGCCGGCGCGCTGGTCGTCTCGGGCGGGCGGTTCTTCATCCATGCTGGCGGGCCGGCACTGCCCTCCGCCACGCTCACCTCGGACGACCTCCGCGGCGACGTCACCATCCAGGGCAGCCGGCCGCGGCGGGACCTCTTCAACGGGGTGCGGGCCGTCTACGTCGACCCGGCGAAGAACTGGCAGCCGACTGACGCCCCGCCGCTGCTAGCCTCGAACTACGTGGCCGAAGATGGCGGCGAGCAGATCTACCGCGACCTGGAGTTCCCGCTGACCACCTCCGTCGCGACGGTGCAGCGGCTCATGAAGGCGGAGCTGGAGCGCATCCGCCGCCAGCGCGAGGTCGCCTTCCCAGCCAACCTCTCGGCGCTGCGGCTGCGGCCCTGGGACGGGGTGACGGTCGCCCTCGACCGGGTCGGCCCCTTCCCGGCGCGGGTCACCGGCTGGCGGCTGTCGCCAGATGGCGGCGTCGACCTCACGCTGTCCGAGGAGGACCCGGCGGTGTGGGACTGGAACCCGGCGGTGGACGAGCGCGCCGCCGGTGACAGCCCCTCGGTGGTGCTGCCGAACCCGGGGGTGATCGCTGCGCCGGCGTCGATCGCGGTGGACACGCCAACGGGCACCGCCCTCGCCGCCATCAGTGTGTCGTGGGCGGCGGTCGGCAGCGCCTACCTGGCCGGCTACGAGCTCGAGTTCCGCCCCGCCTCCGTGGCCACCTGGCAGGGCTACGGCGGCGCCCTCGGCGCGACCGCGGCGTCCATCCCCAGCGCCGAGCCGACCGCCTTCCGGGCGCGCGCGGTGGCCCGCAGCGGGGC